CAACATTTGTTGCAGCGCCGGCCGCGATGATTACGGCTCGGTCGGTGTCTTCGACAGTCTGCTTGATTTTCGGTGCGATATGCAGCGTGTAGTAGCAAATGATGAGAATGAACGTGATGAAGGCGAGGTAAGCGAGGATTTCGAGGAATAGACGAAGTTTCTGCATTTTACGCGGGCATCAGTCGTTGCTGTTTGAGGAAGTTGCGCTGCGCTTCCACATCACGCACGGCAGCACAGAGATTATCGAACGCTTCAATTGGGCTATCCAAAAAGAATTCATGTGGCTCGGCGGTCACTACTTTCACATAATATTCAGCTGCGCCGCCGGCGCAAATCATTAGTTTTTCGAGCAGGTCCATATCTCACCATTTCTTGGGAGGCTCTTGCGGGGTATCAGCCTTGCGCGCCGCGTCCAGCTTGCTTGCCGCGATAGTGGCGCCGGTCCCAGTCAGGCCCATAAGAATCGCGCCGATAACTTCTTTCATCTCGCCTTCGAGCCAATCGAGCGTACCCGGGTTGTGGCCGACGTGGATCTCCAATATGTAGGCGCTGAAGAGCGCGCCAAAGACGATGAGGACGACGATTACCGCGAAATGATCTCCGATGAATTGTTTCATCCGGCACTCGCTTCCTGAACATCGTCCCTGTTGCTGGGCGGATTGAAGTCCGCATGGGCGATCTTGACGTACGGCGATGCGTTGTGCGTCGAGCCCTCGAGCACTGAGCGAACTCCCGGCATTCGCGTGTTCATTGAGATATGGATGACGGTCGAAACCTGGCCGTGCTCGAGGATGAGCTGGTGATATGGGAGCGTCGGGTCGTTTCGCATCCAATCGAAAACTTCGCGCGTGGCGGCGCCGGGGCAGTAGAAGTCCGCAGCTGCCCATGCTGGCGTATAGATGTGTTCGGAGTTTGGCTGACCGTGAGCTTCGGCATTATCGAGCGGAGGGCGGTTGCCGCTTGTGATTTCAACCGTCCCATATTTCTCATGCGCGGCCTCGAGAATTTCGGCACAGAGCTGCGTCAGGATAGGAATGCAAGCGGGATCGATTGGGCCATCTTTCGAGAACTCCTCAAGCATGAAGTGTTGGCTTAGTTGAGTCATTTATGCCCCATATGCTCCGGGCGTGTTCCTGCCGGGTAGACTATCACATTGCCGACGTGCCGGTGCGGAGGATATTCCTTGAGGAGCCAATACGTTTTGACAACGACTGCGAGTATGGGCAGCGCACCAAATACGAGCATCAGCAAGTTCCCTAGCGTGAAAGTCCAATCGAAGTGCATCAATGGCCTTTTAGTGCGAGAGTTAAAATCCCCATCAAAAGCAAAAGCAGAAACTTGAAACCATCGCCGACAAGTTTAACCGCTTTCTGATCCTCGATACGCTGCGCTTCGAGAACAGCGACGCGCTTATCAAGATCGTAAATGATCGGTTCGGCCATACCCATCGTCCTAAAAAATGACAGCTTTAAGCATTTGCTCTGTCAGGGTGTTCCCTGCGTTCGCCGTGCTCATCTGGCCTGTTATTTGAATCGTATTCGGAATCGTCGTGTTCACGGAAATGGTCGGCGCTCCGATGACTCCGGAAGGCCCGACGACATTGCCCCCGCTTGGAGAAGAAAACCATTCACAGGACATGTTTGCTGTGCCCGTTGCGCCAGCAGTTAGGACGGAAAACTGGACGATGACATTCCACGGTTGATTGTTGGCGACTCCTGCGCTCGCTTCCGTGACGCAAGGGGTTGCGCCACCAACACTGGCGCTAATCAGAATGAAATCTGTTGCCCCAAGCGCGGTGCTTTCGATTCCAGTGAGATTGATTTCAATCATGCTGCCCTGGATGAGAGCATTTGCCGCGAGCGTACAAGACATCAAGTTTTGCGCGGAGTTATTGTTTGCAATGGTTACCGGCGTGAAGTTCGTGCAGCCGGGCGAAGCTCCTTGCTTATTGGCTAGAACAGTCTCAGGGCCAAATAGTTCCAGCGTGTAAGTACCCGCGCCGGCGTTAGTGGAAAGAACTCGGCCAATGACCTGCCCGGAGGCTGGCGAACCCGGAGGCGCTGTTCCGCTGTCGTGGCAATTTCCTGCGATCATCGTGCTGTTGATGACATAATCGCCAGCCGTTGTCGCCCCATCAAAGACACAACTTCCGATTCCTTGCGACTGAATGAGCGCGTTTCCACCGAGAGTTGTGCAGCCGGAAATACAGATTCCCGCGAAGCCGCCCGTGTCCGTTACAAGAGCCGCCGTGACAGTTCCGCCTGACAGCTTGGCAATTCCGTTTGCGAGCGCTGGCGTAGTGCTGCTTAGGGTGAAAACAGTTGTTTCGTCCGAAAGATTCAGTGGCGCGCAGACGAGTTGTGTTCCATTGTCGCGGAGATAGAGGCCAGCCGTGTTGGTCGGGCACTGGAAATTGTTCAGCGAGACGTTGAAGGTTTTGTTGGTGACGGCGAGGGTGTTGGTCTGGGTTAACAAACAATCCGCGGAAGGATCGTAAAGCAGAAGGCAGCCCAGAAAACTATTATAGGGACCAAGTTGGCCAGCCGCGCCAGCTGGACTGCTTGCGACGCTAGTGAAAATTATTCCCGGCGTGGTTCCTAATATTTGGAAAGCACTGACTCCCTGCTGGGACCAAATCTGACTGCCACTCGCGCAGTTGGATCCGCCTGCACTCCATTCAGCAACCCCGTACTCGATATCTTCTAGGTAAACGGTGGCATAACCCGAGCTATCCAAGATGACGGGATTCGAGTTCATGATTACGCCGTTGACATCGACAAATGTAGGAGCTGGCGTGCTAGTTCCGCTCTGGGTGAAAAATAAACATCCCCCAGCGTTAGGTGTTCCGTTAGGCAGGAACCATTGTATTCTGGGAATCGGCATCAATGCCACAGAGGTTTGACAAAAAGCCGGAAGCGTAAAAATCATCAAAAATATCAGTAAAAGCGCTAGTTTTCTCATTGTTCCTCTGCGTAAGAATCCCGCAACCTTTCAAGTCTAGCCTTTTCCGGCGCCGCCAACCCTGGTTTTTTCAGCGCATCGTTTACGCGCTTCAAAGCGATTTCGTTGGCATAGGCTTTCGCGGCGGCATCGGCTTCGGGGCTAACTCCAGGCAATGGCTGGCGTGGTTCAGGCGCGCTGGCGACTCTCGATGCTGGCTGAAAGCTCTGCGGCGTTGCCGTGACGTTCGAACCCGGTTGAGTGAACAATTCTTGCGGCGAGGCAATGGGGCCTCCGGTAATCGGGGAAGTCGGCCCTTCTATCTTTGGGAGAAAATTGAGTGCATCTTGCGGCATTGATCGGAGGCGCGCCGCTTGCGCCCCAACTGCTGCAACCGGGTGAAAAACTTGTGAAGCGCCGAGCACGACCTTGCCAGAACCCGAAGGATTGTAGTTTTCTGCGAGACGGCGTGCGACGTCGGCCTTCATGTAAAGTTCTTTTGTCGCCTCAGGGCCGAGGAGCGAACGAAGAAAAGTATCTGGGTAACCGCCGAGCCCGCCCGTCGTGACCTTGAAACCGCCGTCCTTAATGTCTTCTACTGCTTGCCGTGCGAGTGGTCCGAGGTCAAATTTCTCACCCTTCAGTGTTTCAATTTCCTGAACGGAAGAACGGTTGAGGATGCCATTGGTAACAGCCGCTGGATCGTCGGTGTTGAGGATTCGATAGAGGGGAGATCCTTTCTGATTATAGAGGGACTGAAGCTTGGCATTCTGTTGCCCGGCATCTCGGAAAGTCTGTTCGAAGGGAGTTCCCTTTGCGGCGTCCATGATTGCGTCATCCACTTTACCAGCCGCAAGCTTATAGATACGCTGACCAGAATCACTAAGAGCGTTTGCACCATAGTCGTTCCCTTTTTCTAGCAACGTCGTTCGCAAGTTTCGCAGAGATTGAATCGACTGTCTACCCTGCATCGCGGGATCTTCGAGCATCCCCTGAATATCATTGATGGCAGATTTCGCGCCTGAGGTCAGAAAAACGGGCCGTTCGACTGCGGCACTCGGCTGACGCATGAAAGATTCATCGTGGATCATTTGTTGCAACCCCGGGCGAACGTCCCCAGCGAGGTCCGCTTGTTGCGCCTTCACGTCGGCGTAAGCTTGGTTCACATTGTCTTTGAGGACCGAGCGCGCAATATCGGCCGAGTTCTGAAGATGCTCGCCAGCCGATTCTGCCGACATTCCAACCTTTTGCGGGTCGAGTTTGTCCTGAAACGCACTTACTTGGTCCGCAAGTTTGGCTTTTTCTGCAGCCGCCGCTTCTTTGATTTTGCTCCCCGTCAGAAGTGCTTCTTCGCCTAATGTCTGTTCCGATTTAGCTGCCGACGTTTGCAGTGCTTGTGCCGGCGTCAGTTTGATTCCCATGTCCGAGGCGTGCTGAATCACATCTCGATTTGTGATGCTGGTGGTTGCAGCCCCGCCAGTCGTTGCCGCACCGCGCGTGCTGGATAGCGCGGCATTCGCCGTTTCTGGCGCCATCGTTTGAGAAATAGCTCTGCCGGCCTCGGTCGCCTGGACTGCTTCTTTGGCTGCGGCTGGTGCGCCGATGAACCGCTCCGCTAAGTTTTTCGCACCTTGATAAACTCCGCGCGCGGCGTTCAGGCTTTCATCTTCAGGCAAGCCCGTGACTGCACCCATGACAGGATTGGTGAGGAATCCGGTTTTGAGATCCTGACCACCTCCCTGCCCGCCGACGAGATATTGCTTCAGGCGCGCCGCGATTTGGCCGACTTCCGCTTGGACGGGATGTTGCTGTACGCCTTCCTGGGTCATGTTCGCCCAATCTTCGAGTTTCTGAGCTGCATCCCAACCGGCTTGGACTACGGGCGCGGGGATTGTACCCATCGCTGTCGGAATGGCGGGAACTACAGCGGTACTACGAGGGCCAATGGTTGGACCTGTCGGCTTGGCATTAGCGGGTTTTGCGTCTGAATATCCAGGCGGAAGCGAAACGCCGACCGGAGCCGCGTCCTGGTACCCAGGAGGAAGCTGAACAGCAGCTTGTTGACCATTGTCGCCATTAGCCATTTATTTCGCAGTGACCGGGACGCCTTTCGCGTCGTACCATGTTTTGCCGTCGTCCGAGAAAATTTCACCCTTCGCGCCTGAGTAGTGGAATTTAGCGGTGCCAGGCCCAGGAATTTTCGGAGCGCCAGAGGGTCCGCCAGGCTGATCTCCATACATCTTCTGCAAGACCGGGTTCGAGCCGATGCGAGAGTTTTTCTGTGAATTTACAGATCCCCGGATTCCTTCAATGGCCGCTGCGCGCGCTTCAGGGCTGGCCTGAGCAGGGGCAAGTGACAAAGCTTGATTGCGCGAAGTGTCACTGCCTTGTCCGCCACCCATGACTTTCGAGTAGTCGTCGGCAACGCCTAGCAGGATAGCCGCATATTTTGCCACTGGCCCGCTGCCTGTCGCCGCTTTCATCACGTCCGCAATGTTGTTGAAGACCGGGATTTGGCCATCGGGGATGTCTTTCGCGGCGTCGGCAAGCTGGTCGAGTGTGCCGCCTTTGTCGGTCAGAGACTTGGCCGAGCCGAAGAATGCCGTGTTCGCTTGCGAACCCGCTACTTTGAAGTTGGCCTCGGCTTGCTGAGCGTTCCAGCCATCGCCTTTGCTGGCAGCCGCCTGGAACGCCTTTTGTGCGAATTCCGGCTTGCGAGCCGAAATGATCTGCGATGGCGCTACAATCCCGTCATGGAGGAGCTGTCCCGCCACAATTGGGTCCCCATCCTGAATCGCTTGATCTGCGGATTTCTTTGCGGTGTCCTGCTGGAGCTGAATTTTCTGCGCAGTCGTCGCCGTGCTCAAAAGACGTGTGGCCCGCGCTTTATCTACCGGGTCGGCGTTGGGATCCGCGATCTTGCTCTGGAGATACGCCATTGTTCCTGGCAATTTCTCCGCCGTAAAGTGTGTCGGGTCCGTTTCCATCGCTGTAAGCGGTGAGCCTTTTTGCAGCGCCTCAGCCTTGGCTAGATTGCCCTGCTGGATGTTCTTGTAGACTTCGGAATTCTTCTGAGCGTCCCCAGCCAGCTCACTCGCTCCCATGTGCATCTTTGCGTAATGGTCCATCTGCTGGCGAAGGGCGCCTGGATCGGAGGAAGAATCGATGACCTGCATCAACTGGTCGTGATGTGCGGAATCAATCAAGCCATCCGTAGCGAGGCTATTCGCTACCTTGTGTGCTTCCTGCGGAAGATTCGCGTCCGAGACATCGCTCAAAGACTGGACACGCCCGGCAATCTGGTCATTCTTCCCTTTGTAGGTTTCCATATTCTTGCTGCCCGTCGTGGCATCATCGGCAGCAATTTTCGATAGCGCCTGCTTTTGGTCGAGGAGTTGCTTGCGCACACCAAAGACGGCATTGGCGGAGCCGCCATTTTTAAGAACAAGCGCTGGCAAATCTTCAAAGTTCTTACCATCCCACTCCGTCATGGCTTTTGTCGTTGCTGCCCGATCGGTGATGGCTTGCTGTTCATTCTGATTTTGCAGCGCCATGCCCTGTTGCTGGAGTTGTTGCGTCGTTCCCTGGCCAATCATGTTCTTGACGGACAGCGCTTTCGCGAACTGATCTAGCGGGTTCGGCTGTTGCTGCAACTGGTTCGCGGCTGAAGGAAAATATCCCATTCACTTATCCGTTCTCGTCAACCGAATACGGCATCGCAGCATTTGCTGCGGCCATACTTGGCTGTTGCTGTTGCGCGAGAATCTGTTGCAACATCGACAGGCTGCCAATGTTATTTATACCGCCAGAGAGAGCATTGGCCGCGCCGGTATAGCCGCTCGCTGTCTGGAAAGCCGCATTCTGAATATCGGCGCCTTGCTGTGCGCCGGTCGTAAGATTGATATTCGCGGTGTTACTGGCCGCTTGCTGGCCTTCTGTGCCGAGTTGATTAGCCGCCGTCTGCCCAATTCCAGCGATGCCAGCTTCACGGTTGTATGCGTTCGCTGCGTTGTTCTGGAACGTGTTGTAGGCCGTCTGGTACTGCGTGAGAGCGTTGTTGAACGTGTTCTGATAGTTCTCCGATGCGAGGCCCTGACCATAGTTCTGCTCGGCTTTGAGCGTCCCGCCAGTGAGTAGTCCGCCACTTGCCGCTGCTGAATTCTGGACAGCTTGCTCGCCTTGCTGCGCTTGGAACTGGTAGCCTGGAGTCGCTTCGGCTTGCGCTGCTGTCGGCGCGGAAAAAGTCCCTGTCCACGGAGCCAGTGGGCCTTGTCCTGCATTGCCCTGGTTGACCATCTGTGAGAGATTACCGATGGCACCTTGCCCGGCTTCGAGGAAGGGAGCCTCGTTTTGCTGCTGAGTATTCCATTCCTGTTCCTGGAAATTTAGGGAATTTTGCGCTTCTTGTGCTTGGAGTTGCTGGGCGTTCTCTGCCGCGCCCGCTTGCATAGATCCAGACGCGATGCTTCCAGCCGCTCCTATCCCAGCCGCCGCAATACTGCCAATGGCCGCAACGCTCACGCGAGCACCTTCGAATAAATCAAGTCTGTCGCCTTCCAGCCGAGAGCTTTCAGCATCGCCGATCGGTCACGATGTAGCTTGTGGGAAGTGTACGCCTTGACGCAACCTTTCGCGCGCCAAGTTTCTTCTGCGAATGCAAAAAGTTTCATGCCAGTGTTGCCGCGGCGATATTCTTTCAAAACGTAATACATGTCCGTGAAAGCCATCGGCCCCGCGCCGTCGTAGTGGCCATTGGGTGTGATGAAAACCAGATAATAGCCGACAAGTTTCTCGCCATCACGCACGGTTACGAGGTGCAGCATATTCAAATCTTCGAGCGCTTTGTACTTTACTTCATCGCACTTCGCGACGAATCTATCCTTGTCCACGGCAACGTCAGCCCACAGCAACGAAAATAGCGGGCGAAGCTCCGCTAGGCAATCGGACCATTTCTCCACGGCGAAGATTACGCTCATTCGATGGCCTTCAATATGTCGCCCACCGTCTCTAGCCCCGCAATCTTGCTGTCCGGGATTTCCTTGAACTTCTCGCCAATGTCCTGAATGAGCGAGATGAAGTCGAGGGAGTCCAAGCCGAGGTCTTCCACCTTTGTCGAAAGCGTGAGTCGCTCGCGAGGAATCTTACCCTCGGCGGCAATCATCTCTAAAAGTTTGTCAGTGCGATTCTCTTCCATAAGGCTGTCACGCTCGGGCTCGCTGTATTAGTTCTCACGCAAATATAAAGGAAATTTTGATCGAAGGCCAGTTGCCCCGCGATGCCCGGTGAAGCTGATGTTGCGGGCGGGGCCACAAGATTTGCGATGGCGCGCACGGCCGTCCAGAGCGAATTGAGGAAGATAGACCATGCCGTGGTGAAATATCCGTCCTCCCCGAGCACGGTAGTCGGGCTTGGCGGCGGTGGTGGAAGTGGGGGAAGGGCCATCAGCTCACCTGTGCGTACTTATTCGGCAATCTCTGTTGCGGCGTGAAGTCATCAGCGTCCAGATAGCCGTCTATCAAACGCCAGCCAATCGGGTCTGTGCAAACAATCTCAAAAACCATGTCGCGAGCTCGGCCCATTCTACTCCTGCGTGCGCGGGCTCGATAGTTCCCTTCCTGCCCGCAGTTCAAAAGGTGCGTGTTGCTCCACGTATGGCCGTAATCTTTCGACCACCTTAGCATGATTTGCGGGTCGCGGGGATTACCGCTTCCGTCCAGCAAGGGAGGCATCGGTCCCAAGCCCGTCTCGACGTCGAGTACCAATTGATTGTAAAACATCCAATGGTTCTCTTTCGAGATATGCGGTGACCTTCGCATCCGGCGAATGGTGTTCCCGTTGTCCGTGACGAAGCTCCAAACGCCGGCCTGCAAGGACGGAATCTCCATCTGATAGATATTCCCACTCCCCGGGTCGCCCACGAGGTGCTTGCCGAACGCGAGTTGATGATTCTGGCTCTTGTGCGCCGATTCCATGCCGTTGAGAACGTTGTAATAGCTTCGCTCGTGCCACATGCTGGTTGCGACGTCGTAAACCCACGTCTTATTCGCTGTCGGGAAGTAAAAGACGGCAAAGCTGTGACCCTGGTCCTGGTAGGCATATGCCACGCAATCAGCAATCGTGGGGTAGCTTTGCAGCGCAAACTCGACAGCGTGGTTGCTGATTCGAACTGGGGTGTAGCCAGAATTCCTCCGAATAACGCCGTTCCCCCGCTCGTCTTGGTCAACCCAGAAAATCGAGTTGTCGAGGCGGCACATGCCGAAGATAGCGACGGAACCATTCTCAACCGTGCCAGACGGATCCACGTCGAAGATATTGAGGCTCCCGGAATCGTAGTAGACGGTTGACCGCTTACGCCCAAGAACGAGTAGGCGACGCTGGTTCTGGATGAATCCCTGAATGTTGTCAGAGAACACTGTGACAGTGATTTGCTGGAGCGGCGGCCAGCTCGAAGCATCGAGCGGCGTTGAAATGTAATATGTCTGCGAGGCCCGCATCAGCACCAAGAAGAAACCGTCGATGTATTCCACCTGCGACGGATTGCCCTGCGCGCCTCCCGGCAAAGTGAACGTGCCAACCGGGATCATGTAGAACGTGCCGGCAACAAGCGTTGGCGGAATCACGCCGCCAATGGTCGTGCCGTTCACGTTCGGTTGAGTTTGGAGCTGGTAGACGTACAGACTTCCACCAGCCGCAATCAGGAGTTGCTGGGGGCTCGCAACCATCGAAGCGGGAAGATTATCGTTAGCAACCTGCCCGATAACATTTACGGTGCCATTCGCAAGCACTTCGCAAAAGTTTGGACCTCCAATAGCGAAATAGCGGCCGTTAATTTCGAGTTGCGCACGCACCGGCCCTGCAGGGAGAACCGCGAAGATGATCGTCCCCGGCGTGGGATAAAGCGCCATCGCGGATTTGCCGCCTTGGGCCTCAAGCACTTCGGGGTAAAAATTGACCGTGCGCTGGCAGTCCGCGGTTAAAGACTGCGAAGTATATGAACCTCCGATAATCGAGAACCTACCCAATTTTCTTCACCCTAACTGTGAGCCAAGCATCCTCAAGAGGCTCGTATTTCCCATCTAAAATCCGTCGCACGTTCTTCAAATCACCGCCTGACAATTTTACCTCAATCTTCACATAATCTGGCTCACGCCCTATCGCAGCGGAAAGCGACTCTCGCGATTCTACTGAAGGCAAGATTGGTCGTGCGGCGCTCACGGCGTCAAGCTCACTGAAAAACTCTTCGGGACCGGAACTGCCAAAGAGAAAAGCGTGATGCCTACGGTCATTCCTGTACTTCCCTGCTGGAATATCGCCAGAGGGAAAGTCTGTGCCACACAATCAGGGATGCCCGACACGCAAAACTGAAACGCAATGTTGCCGTTCGCGTCTACATAAGCAGGGTTGATTTGAAGTGATCCAGCGAGCACGCCTGTCGAGCTTAGCGTTGCGTTCCCGAGCGAGGTCCAAGCCGTGCCGTTCCACTGATTTGCAGTCACGTGAACAGCTATAGGCACGGCAGGCGCGCCGCCAACAAGAGTGACTGAGCCTGCCAGTCCCACGGTGATAGCGGGAGGCGGCGGAGGCTGGGCTGGCGTAAGAGATACGAGCGTGAGCATCCAGTTGCTAGTCGTGGGGAATGATACTGTGAGGCTCGGTACTGTAGGGGCAATGTTTTCCGCTACCAAGTTATCGTCGTAATTCGTCAGCGCGCCCCATCCCGAGGCGCTGGAGCACGTCCCCGTGACGCAAAAAGCCAGCACTATATCGCCTGCTGAAGTAGTAAGCGTGCCTGTTGCTGGGCTGGCCGTATTATTCGTTTGCGTGAAGCTATCCACCGTCAGCGGCCCGGTCAGCTCGACAACGTAAATTTCGCCAAAGTTTTTACCGGCAGCACATGTCAATGTGTCCTGTGTGAGCACGGCGATGGGAGACGAAACAAAAACAAACTGTTCCAGGTTTGTCGAAGTATTCGGCTGTGTGCCCACTGGAGCGTAGGTCAGCCCCAAGGTGTCCGCGATCGATGGCACTACGCCCGTGGTCCCGTAGTCGCACTCCACTACAAAAGTATCGTTCACCGCTTTTGGCGTGACGGTCAGAGATGGAGTATTAAGAGCGACAGTTTGTACTACTTGCGCGCGCGCCGGGAAGCTAGTGGCGCACAAAAGCAATGTGGCTAAGATCAGGCTTCGCCTCATTTGTCCCCCATGTCCACGGTTGGCAGTCGTACTTTGTTCCCCACACGGGCCAGGTCCCAGCCTTGCAACCTATTCCTGCTTGTTGCGCCGCAACGTAAACGTTGAATCCTGAATAGCCGAGAGGGAGCACAGACCATTCCTTGATGCCCATGTGCCGGCCCCAAAGTCCGAGAGCATCTGTTCCTAAAGCGCCGACCATGCGAACAGCCTCGCGTGCGGCAAAAGGGCCGTATCCGCCATTGCAGAAAGAAATGCCGGCGTCTTTTCGCACCCGACAATCGTGCGCTTCTTTCGTTGCTACCGCTGAGGACGCGATGGATGAGCCGATCACGGCCCACACTTTCTTGTCGCGATACCACGGCGAGGCCTGTGCTATGCTGGTGAAAAGGAGCAAACATGCGAAAACTTTTAGGCGCATCGTGCCTCGCGTAGTGAATGTTTCATTTTCCAATCCCCGCCTTTCCGCCAACAGACGCTTTCCCGCCAACAGACGCACCCAGCAATAACGGTGCGGTTTGAAAACTTCCGCCGCTCCATGCGCTGATAGCTCCATTGGATGCCGATGTCGAAGCCACAACATCAAATCCTCCAGCACCGGAAGTCAAAGACGAATCGCTCGCCAGACCGATAAGATAGCCATTCCAGTAGATGTACAAATTCGTTCCGTTTACAACTCCCAAAATCGTGTCGCCAGCGCTAAAGGAGATCCCGGTTAAATTGCCTAGAATAGTGGTTGTCCCCGCTACTCTTTTTCTTATAAACCAGTTAGCCGATGTGCTCCCTAAAGGTCCGCCGGCGCTTACTTCGTAAGTCGTAGCTGCGCCTGATTCGTTCATCCGAATGTCTGCGCCTGCGGCGCAACTGGAATTAGCCAATTGAGCTATAGTAATTTGCGCCCACTGGTCGTTGGTCCATGAATAGGGATTCCACCAATCCGCTGCAAATGTACCTAGCGCACTCGGTACCGCCTGATTTGAAGAGATGACGGCGTTTGTGTAAGGGCTGGTATTGAGAACCGTCCAGTTTGAGCCTAGAGCCGGTCCTGCCCGCTGAAAATTATCTGAAGCCTGCGTGACAAGGTTTAACTGGGGAGCACCGGAAATTGGAACGCCTACAACGCCCTCATAAGTACGGACGAGCTGTGCTGGAGTATATCCGGTAGCAACAGCTTCGTTTATGTACCCTTCCGCGCCTCCCACTCCAATCGACAAGTCGTAGTATAAGTAGATGTTCCCGTTGGCTGCCAAAATGGATACGTCGCCGAGGTTTATCCCCATCGTGTTTGTTGGGTAATCTGCCGCCGACGCTGCATAATACACAGCGAACTGATTCCCACGATAGGTCAGTTCTGTCCACGGACCGGCAATGGAAGGCGCTGACCAACGCATGATTCCGTCTAGTCCTATACTTGTCAAAAAATTGTTATTGAAGTAGGCTGCTGCGTAACAGTAATAAGTCCCGCCTACTTGCAGAAAAGACACAGCCGCGCCGGGGCCCGGACTTCCGTTGGCATTGGTGATAACCGGATTACTCGGAGATTTTGTCCACGGCCCTGACAAACTTGTAGCTGTTACGAGCCCTTCCCCGCCAAGTTGAGGACCGCTAGAACTGAATCCATTATAGTAGGCGTACCAAGTTCCGGCGACGTTACCCAAGACCACAAATTGCGCCAAGTCGCCAGCATCCCAAGCTCCAGCGCTGCCGACAGAAAGAATATTTGTCGCCGCCGTCCAGCTAGAAACTCCATTCGTTGAAGTTTGCAAGATGATCGGGTTTTCGCCGGAGTAAAGATAGTAGGTTCCGGCGTTCTCGAAGACCGTGGGAAAAGCGATGAAGCTCCCTGTGCTTATCGGGTTCCCGCTGTACGGCGTCCAAGAAGTCAGACCGTCCAGAGATTCCTGATAATAGAGCTTTCCTGTAGTGAAATTTCCATACCACATTTTGAAACAGGGACTTGAAAGAATCACGCATCCGGTCGTGTCTTTGAGGACAGTAGGATTCCCGAATCCTGTTCCTGTAATTATGTTTCCTGCCCGACTCCATGCGTTGAAGGCAGTCTGCGCAAATGAAGGGGCGGAGAACGTAGCAAAAAACAATATAAGTGCCGCTAAATAGCGTTTCATTGTACCGGCACCACTGAGAGAAAAAGTTTGCCTACCGCTGGGCCGCCGGTAGCACAGGCTGATGCTGTCGTCGTGTAAGTAATCGCCGAAGCTCCGGTGGACCTGACAAATAAATCACCTTGCGCGAAATTACTGGTAGAAGAAAGTGCCAGTGAGGAACTGATTCCCGTAGCCGTAAGCAAACTCGCCGTGACGCCGGTTCCGATCAGTGGCATTACAACTGTTTTCGATCCTGCATCATCGGTATAGGTGATGCTTACGAAATAGCCACCTGTCGTTGAACATGCCGTAGTGACATCGAGGTAGCCATTGATTTGATAAGTTCCTGCCGGGCAGTTGGCGGTTGAACACAGGGAAGTTGAGCCAATAGAAGTACCGGAGCCGATGGTAACGGCAGTCGAATGATTCCCGTCACCGCTAAAGCCCTGCGTGTCCACCGCCGATGTAACAATATTCGTCTCAATTCCTTGAGCAGCCAATCCCGGCTTCGTCACCAAGTAAGAAGTAACTGTCGCTGGCGCTTGCTCGCAAATAGAAAAGGCTGTTATGCAGAGGGGGGCCGATGCGCTTGACGAACCTTGTGGATAGTCTACAAACCCAGCCGTCGATTGCGTGGACGTGAATGACACACCGGCAATCCCAGCCGTGTCCGTGCAAGTTACTTGATTTACTGTCGTTATGCCTTCATCGCAAAGCGTATTCGCGAGAGTTGTCGAGCTAGCAGCTTTTTGAAAGTAACCGGCTGTTCCTGCCGTGATTCCATTCGAAGCACTGGTCGCCGTTGCCGCATTGCCGGTGGTATTCTGGTTGAACGTCGGGAAACTCGTTAGATTCGCTGCGCTGAATGTGGGGGCGGTCTGAAAGCTCGGCGCTCCCGCGCCTCCCGTAGGTGGGCCGGCGAAGATGGAATTTTGCGCCGCATTGGACAAAGCAAATGTGAGTGCTGGCGTGCTTGTTGCCGTGGCTACGGAAGTCGTGAAAAGTGGAGAGAGATTCCCTGCGCTGAACGAAGTGACTGTTCCCGTGCCCCCTGTCGAAGCGCATCCGGTAGCGTTGCCGTTCGCCAATACGCCTGTAGGGGCTTGCCCTGTAGTGCATAGCGTCGGTGTCGCGGCGAGAGCCGTCGCGGTTGCGGCATTTCCTGTCGTATTCTGGTTGAGCGTGGCGACGTGGGCAGCCGTAATCGTTCCAGAAATTTCGCAGGGGATGACGTTGATGGTCGAGACTAGCGTCGGCGTGCAAGTGAGCCCCGTTGCGTTCGTCGTGCTCGTCTCAAGGTTCAAGCCAGCCGAGGATAGCGGCGTGCCATTGATAGACGGAGTGAAGCCGCCTCCAGTTGCGGCAATCGTGACCGTGTTACCGCTGGGCGTGAGCGTGATATTTGCGCCTGGAGCAAACGTCACAGCCCCAGTGAGAGAGTTGATGGAACTAACGCCGCCCGCGCTCCCGCCTCCTGCGCTTAGGGTGAATGGCCCGTAGGATTGGCCGCCAGACACGGTGAACGTAATATCGTAAGTTCCCGACGCTACCCATGCGCCCCAATTTCCGTAGAGATCGGTTTGCGAGACGCAGGAGCTTGTGCCGTGCAGGACTAACTGTGTAGAGGTCGAGCATGGCGTTGCCAGCGTGATTCCAGTGTAGGTCGTGGCTTTATTCGTGCAGGGGACGCCGTTCGCAGGGTAAGTGCAGATATTGACGTTCGTGAACGGAACCGTCGAAATAACTCCTGGAGTCGTGATCGCGGAATTTACCGGGAGTTCATCACCAATGCGGACGCCCTGACCGAAAACGGCCAGCGGGATAAGCAAAAGAGCGAGCGCGAGCCATTTCTTCAATTGAAGCTCACCGTCAAATCTGTCGCTGCCGCCGTCACGATGCACAGGCCGTTGTTGAGCTTAAGCTGATAGGAAAGCGTTGTAGGATTCGTGCTAGTGATGGCTTCAATCGTAGCGAACTGGCCCGAGCCAGGAGTTCCCGTGCATCCAACGCCGCCAATGTCGTAGAGTGTGACAACGCCCGGCGTGCCGCCATTCAGCGTGAGCGTATTGATGAATCCAGAAGCCGCCTTGACCGTGGTGGTAGTCCCCGTGTGAATCCACAGGTATTGCGCGTTCGCGCTGCCTTGGGCTTTCGCGGGAACGTTGAATCCCACCGAACTGAAAAGCAGAAACGAGGTGATTAGAATACCTGCGAGAAATGAGCCTATCTTGAAGTTCTTCATTTGCTTCCTTCCGTTCCCTTACCGGCTAAGGCCGGTGTAATAATTCCACGAAGCTCGCGGCCGCTCCGTACTGGGCCTTCCAAAATCGTCGAGAGAGATGCGCGGTGCTGCGGAATTGAGTCCTTGCACGGCCAGCCTAGCTTTCGCCGCCATTGCAGCCAAAGCCGGGTTTAGCGGCTTCTCGAACGGCACAGAGAGCAATTCCGCCAAAGTCATCGTCAACGCCAACTCATAGCCCGGAGGGGCTGCAAAGGCCTGCGCAAGCTGAGCCGCGCCTTGAAGAATTGTCTCGATCTCGAACTCGCACAAATAGGCGAAGTTTGGAACCGGCCAGAAGAAAAGTGTGCCAAGCGGCCAATCGGGGCGGTAGTACAAGTCCGTCGGCAAGCTGGTTTGAATCGTCTGGATGCGATTCTTCGCCCACCAATCCTTGTCGCGCATGTAGAGCGGGAAGCGCACCACCGGGAACACATTGTTTTGAATGATGTTGGCGTTGCGAATCCTGACCGGCCGCTCGTTGTTGACAAGGAAATTGGGTGCCGGCGCGGCACCGACCGCTGCAGGTCCGATGGTGTGCGCCACAAGCCCGGGAACGAGCTGGAAAGGCGCGAAAGGGTTTATTGGCGAAGCGCTGAGCAGGTCTGAAGCGAAGATGTAATACTGCTGCGTATTCCATGAGTCCGCAAGCTGGCAATACCAAGCCAACCCAGTCGCCATTTCGAGAGCGTCAGGGACCTCGCCCGGGGCGACAACGTTCAGCCAATAGAGAGCGTTGGTGATGACCTGACCGACCGTGTTGGGTCCGGGCGGAACAGGATTCGTTGGCGCGGGGCCTGGAATGGGCACAGATTATCCTCTGCCCGCGCTACTTCTTGGATTTGGCGGGCGCTTTCTTTTCCTCAGCCACTTCAACCGTTTGCGGCGCCTGAAACTCTTCAGCCTCGCGAAAGAACGATTCCTGCTCGGCATCATCCAGCTTGTCGAGGAACAAAGCGGCGGTTTCCATGCTGTCTACGTTCGCGACCCCTGCATTCTGGAGAAACGCGACGTGATGAGCGTAGACCTGGAATCCCGATTTGGTGAATACCTGATTCGCGCGCGCGCGCCAGTCGCTCTTCCTGACTTGCGGGGTGATGAACCACGACGTTCCAAGTGCTTCCTGCTCGTGCTTGTCCTGCACGATCTTGATCATCCCGCTAACGTGGTACATCATCCGGGGATATTCGCGAGGCGCGGGACGGATAAAGTTGGCTTGAATCACGCCGCGGTGCTCCGGGTGGTTCATTAGCGGCACGAACTTTGCGGGGCCAGCGCCTTGACGCGCGGTATAGTCCCTGAACGCTGATAGAATTTCCGCATCTGTAAGCTGTTCGGACATAAATTCCTTTCTAAGCGAAGCTCGCGTTGGACATGCCCGGCGATAGGCCGATCACCTGCCAAACGCCGTTATAGGCCCGCAGCGACAGCCCAGCGCCTCGAAATGCCGCAAAAGTCGCCGCCGTGGTCAGCGCTTTGCCGGAAGCAAATAGCGCGCTGGGAAGTGTCACTGTATGCGCGAACGCCGTGTCTGACCAAATGTTAATGCTCAAACCATCATCTACGCCCGCCGTAGGCGCGAATAGCGTGATCGCGTCGGCGCTCCCTGTCTTGATGATGTAGTTCCCGGCAACGTGGTTCACGATGGCATCGGTCGTGCCACTGAGCAATATTTCCGGCCCTTGAAAAGAGTCGCCGTCGATAATGTCCTGCTGGCCGTCCTGCGTGTAGGCGCCGCCAGAATTACGTGCGCCGATGCCGCGCGGCCCCTGCGAGATATTCGGTAGAACGGGCGTTTGAATCTGCGTCATTTCATCCCCTCAAACTATGTGGAGCGATTTTCGGCTCGCTCCGAGCCGCTGAGAGGTTAATATGAGCTATTGAACTTCGCTGTAGCCGCGTCCCAAGTAAAACAGAGCGTTTTACCAGCGACAGCAGTTGAAGCGGAGGCGATATTATTCGTCGCCGTGGTGGTGAAAGCAGCAGTTGGAACGATGCAGAACTGCGCTCCGCCCACTATCGTAGCGTTCATGCCCACCGGCACGGTAAATGATGTGATCGCCGCAGTGCCCGACAATCGGAACAGCGGCCCAAGAATGGGCTGTGCGCCAGCGATCGAGGCTGCTGTGCCGAAGTCCACAGATTGTGTCGGGTTATTGCTATTCCCGAACCACGGCACATAGGTTAGCGACGTTGGTGAGCAAGCCCACTGCTCACCGTTGCGGATATTCACCCAAGGAAAGGCGAATTGGCCGGCGACGGTGCAAACTAGCCCACCAGGAACGCCGGGGCCGCCTTGCGACAGCACCGCGCCTGGATCGTAGTTATAGAACCAAGCCGCCCGGCCGTAGAGGACCATCGCGCCCGATGCGTGGCTGGTTGCCACTGTGGAGTTGTAGCCGCGCGTCACGATGGCGGTTAGGCCATTGACTTGGTTTACCAGCATTTCCTCGCGATCGACGTAGAGCACCCAGGCGTTTTGCTGGTTGATCGTCGTCGTCTGGTTAAGCTGATAGCCCACAAGGCTGGTCGTTGACGCAAGCGGAATGAAGCCGTAGGCCTGCGGCGGATTCGCCAGCTGCGTCGGAATAGGGACATTGCCGGTGAGCGTGGTCTGGATGAGCAGGTTTTGCTGTGCCAGCGAGAGTGCCGGAAAGCAAAGAGCTGCGATGGCGAACAGGGCTGCGATTAGGTATTTCTTCATTGTTTTCATAGTCCTATGCACCTTGGATCCTTACGGCACATGAGTCCGAGTACAATTGACCAAAACCAAATACCGAGTCCCAGCGGTTAATCATCTTGGCCTGGACTGGATCCCACATGCGGACGAACCGCAGCGCAGCCCGAGTTTCAGGGTCGCGTGTTTGCGAGGTCATTTCCGTTGCGCGAGGCTCCTCAAGCTTGACGCCCGCAAAGCCGAATGCATCGCCATGAATGACGAGGCCGGTTGCGGAAGTCTTGCCGTTCGGGGCCGCCACTCCGGGCCACGGCGTGACAGCGGCGCCATTGACTGGAAGGTTGTCCACGTTCTGGTACTGCGAGCCAGGGCCAAAGAGAGCCGGGGAAACGATCAGGAAGTCAGCCGCCGCGCCGCCGCCTACCGCAAG